TTAAAGCTAGTGTTGGCTGGACGAGCTAATCCTTGGTAGGACAATAAATCCGAGCTAATTTCATTGATGAAACGCGTTGGCCTGTTGTAGCTAGTCCGTCCAAAGAGCAAACGTGAATTGGCATTGGTCAAGAAGAGAACCTTCTCTGCCCGCGTGATCCCTACATAAGCCAAGCGACGCTCTTCTTCCAACTCATCTGGATCCTCAGCCGCACGACTAAGAGGAAAGACATTTTCTTCCATCCCAATCAAGAAGACGACTGGAAACTCCAATCCCTTAGCCGCGTGAAGGGTCATCAAGGTGACTTCTGAAGTTTCTTGGGCCCCATCATCTGTATCGGCAATCAAAGCCAAATCGTTCAAGAAACGACTCAAGGTTTCCACACCTGATTCGTCTTCGACGGTCTCTCCATTTTCATCAAAATTCTTGGTAACAGATAGAAACTCTTGGATATTCTCGATGCGGGCCTGACTTTCCAAATTTCCCTGATTGGTTAGGGCCGTCATATAACCTGTCTTGTCAAGGACTTCTTCGACCAACTCTGTAATGGTCAGCTGGTCCAATCTTTCTCTCAAATCAAAAATGAGATTGGCAAAGTCCCAGATGGCTTGGGCAGCCTTTCCTTTGATGCCTGACAGCATGATGTTGGCTGAAGCATCCAGGAGCGAGGACTCTTGCATTTGAGCAAAATCGCGAATCTTATCCACTGTACCTGGCCCGATTCCCCTCTTGGGTTCATTGATAATACGCTCAAAACTGATATTGTCACTGAGGTTAGCAATCAAGTTCAGATAAGCAATGACATCCCGAATTTCCTTCCGGCTGTAGAACTTGGTGCCCCCTACCATGGTGTAGGGAATGTTAGACTTGAGTAGCGCTTCTTCAATGGTCCGTGACTGGGCATTGGTCCGATAGAGAACCGCAAAATCACGGTGTTTGTAGCCAGCTTCGCGACTAAGCTCTTCAATCGTTTTAGCAACAAAGACTGCTTCATCCTGCTCGTCATTAGCCCGGTAATAGACAATCTCTTCCCCGTCTTCATTTTGTGTCCAGAGATTCTTCGGACGGCGGTGGCGATTGTTTTTGATGACATCATTGGCTGCTTGCAAGATCGTCTTGGTCGAGCGATAATTCTCTTCTAGGAGGACGACCTTAGCTTCCTTATAATCCTTCTCAAAGTCCAGGATATTCTGCATATCTGCTCCCCGCCAGCCATAAATAGACTGGTCCGCATCCCCAACGACACAGATATTTTTAAAGCGTGAAGCCAAGAGTTTGACCAACTGGTATTGGGCATGGTTGGTATCTTGATACTCGTCTACGTGGATGTATTGGAACTTCTGCTGGTAATAGGTCAGCACATCTGGATGCTGATCAAAAAGACGCAAGGTCAGCATGATCAAATCATCAAAGTCCACTGCTTCTGACTGACGGAGTTCCTTTTGATAAGCCTCATAGCACTTAGCAACGATCTGGGTATACATATCTCCAGCCTGGGCAGCATAGGCCACTTCATCGATCAGGTCATTTTTGGCATTGGAAATAGTCCCCAAGATGGTCCGTTCATTCCATTTTTTAGGATCCAAGTTCAAGGACTTCAAAATCCGCTTCATCAAGGTCCGTTGCTCACCTGGATCGACAATGGTAAAATTGCGATTGTAGCCAATATGATCCGCATCTCGACGGAGGATACGCACACACATGGAGTGGAAGGTGGCAATCAAGCAATCTTGAGTCGCTGGGTTTAACTGATAGGCCCTCTCCTTCATCTCCCGAGCGGCTTTATTGGTAAAGGTAATGGCCAAAATATTCCAAGGATTGACCATTTTTTCATCGATCAAGTAAGCGATCCGGTGGGTCAGGACACGTGTCTTACCAGAACCAGCTCCCGCCATGATCAAAAGGGGACCTTCTGTCGTTTGGACCGCCTCTGCCTGGCGATCATTCATACCATTCAATAAAGGATTCATCTCATACTCCTCATTCATTCAATCGTTCTATTATACCACATTTTCGCCCTTTCTCCTTTTGGAAACAGTTGGCATCATTTGAATTTTGCACTCAAAAAGGCTATAATAAAGGCTTAAGAAGAACGAATATTTCCTCATCAACAACGATCCAAGTTTTTCGCTTAGGAGGAAATCTACAGAAGTCTGGAGGAGTTATCAGTGAATCAATCACAAAGTAATTTAAAACTAGCCGAACGTGGAGCCCTGATCAGTATTGTCGCCTACCTGATTCTTTCCGCAGCTAAATTAGCAACAGGACATCTCCTTCACTCCTCCAGTTTGGTCGCGGATGGTTTTAATAACTTATCCGATATTATCAGTAACGTCGCCCTTCTCATCGGCATTCGCATGGCCCGCCAGCCAGCTGACCGCGACCACCGATTTGGTCATTGGAAGATTGAAGATCTAGCTAGCCTGGTAACTTCCATCATCATGTTTTATGTGGGCTTCGATGTCCTACGAGATACCGTTCAGAAAATCCTCAGTAGGGAAACCACTGTCATTGATCCTTTAGGGGCCATTGTCGGAGTTGGATCAGCCCTTGTCATGTTTGCGGTCTATCTTTATAACCGGACTTTAGCTAAGAAAGCTCAATCCAAGGCCCTCAAGGCAGCTGCCAAAGACAACCTGTCTGACGTGGTCACTTCTTTAGGAACCTCTGTTGCGATTGGAGCTAGTGCTCTTAACTATCCGATTGTGGACCAATTAGTGGCCATCGTTATTACCTTCTTTATCCTAAAAACTGCCTACGACATTTTCATTGAATCCTCCTTCAGCCTCTCCGATGGTTTTGATGAAAGTCTCCTGGATAAATACAAGGCGGCTATTCTGGAATTGCCAAAGGTCAGCCGGGTCAAATCCCAACGGGGACGGACTTACGGAAGCAACATTTACCTAGATGTCGTCATCGAAATGAATCCAGACCTCTCTGTTTATGAGAGCCATGCTATTACCGAAGAGGTCGAGCGCCTTCTCAAGGAACAGTTTGGCGTCTTTGATATCGATGTCCATGTGGAGCCAAGTTCTATCCCTGAAGATGAGATTCTGGACAATGTCCTTCTCAAATTAAAGACCTATGAGGAACGCTTGCAGGCTCAGCAGGAATACCAAACCCTCCTAGCAGACAACTTCACCCTCATCAATGAGTATGGCCAAGAAAGCCACAAAGAGGACCTGGTCCGTTTGCAGGAAGAACATCAAATTCCCTTTAAGAATTTCGAAATTGAATCTATCAGTCAAAAGACCAAATTGATTCGCTATGAGTTAAATGACCAGATCCATACCAGTCTCTGGCGGCGTCATGAACACTGGCAAAAGGTCTTTCACCAAATTACCAGTAAACAGAAAAAATAGAACCCTCTACCTCAATCTAACCAGAATAAAAAGCTACTGCAATTCTTTTTTGCAGTAGTTTTTTTGTAAGAAAAAATAGCCTTTCGGCTATTCTTCAACTTTTATAAATCCAAATTTATTGAGAGGGTAGAGACGTAGATTCACGACTCCTTCGATCTGATTTTTATGGATATAACCAAACTCACGACTATCTTCTGTATCCCCACGGTTATCATTTAAGACTAGAAAGGTATTGGATGGTACACGACCAGCCTTGGTCCCTTTTAACTCTGATAAAAAGAAATCATCAGTATAATACCCATTACTCGTTGGAGCAGCTAGATGTTTGTTCAGCATTTTATTCAGGTAAGGTTCTGGTGTTGCCTGTCCATTCAAATAGAGGACGTCATCTACGTAGCTGACTTCATCGTTTTCTTTGGCAATAACACGTCCAAGGTATTCTTTTCCACCGACCTTGTATAAGACCAAATCACTGCGATCTACCTGAGCATTTCTAGTCGCTACCACAAGATCTCCATTTTTCACAGAAGCATTGGCCATCTTATCATTGATACTAAATGGATGAAATACAAAGATACGAAGCAAAATCAGTGCTAAAACCAGAACACCGACAATGATGACATTTCTAATTAAATCTCTCCTTGGCATGTATGTCTCCCTTCCTTTTTGTTTATTATACCATTTTTTTGATCTTTAAAAAAGAGAAAGTAAGCATTAGTGAGAATTCTTATCAACACAAACCAGAAGAAAAAGAAAAACCTCGCGGTCAATCCTTTCAGATCAACCAACAAGGCTTTCAGATATAATTGTCTATTAACGTACTGTACGGATACGCATTGTGTTTGTACGAACAGCTTCACCAAGTGGCACACCTGCAACGATAACAATATCATCACCAGATTGTACAAGACCAGCTTCAACTGCTTTACGTTCAGCAATTTCAAACATGTCATCGGTTGATGATGGAGCTTCTGTCAACATTGGGATAACACCCCAGTTCAACATCAATCCACGTTCTGTCAATTCGTCAAATGTCAATGCCAAAATATCAGCATTTGGACGGTATTTAGAAATCAAACGTGCTGTGTGACCAGTCTTAGTAAGAGTTACAACCAATTTGATGTCCATTGAGTTTGTAGCATCTTTAACAGCTGAAGCCATAACTTCTGTCTTAGAGTTACGTTCAAATGAATCTGAGTTCAAACGTCCATATTCTTTAAGAAGAGTTTGAGCGTTCTTGTCAATTGTAGCCATTGTTGTAACTGACTCAAGTGGGTATTTACCGTTTGCAGATTCACCCGAAAGCATTGTAGCATCAGTACCATCGATAACAGCGTTGAAAACGTCAGATACTTCAGAACGAGTTGCACGTGGTTTTTCAGTCATTGTTTCAAGCATGTTTGTTGCAGTGATAACAACTTTACCAGCAGCATTCACTTTAGTGATAATCATTTTTTGGTAAACTGGAACCATTTCAAATGGTACTTCGATACCCATGTCACCACGAGCAATCATAATACCGTCTGCAGCTTCAATGATTTCATCTAAATTATCGATACCTTGTTGGTTTTCGATCTTCGCAAACAATTGAACGTGACCGTTACCAGTTTCTTCACAAATTGCACGAACTTCATTTACGTCTTTTGCAGTACGTACGAATGAGATCGCGATGAAGTTGATACCTTGTTCCAAACCGAAGCGGATATCGTCGTTATCGCGTTCAGCAAGTGCTGGGAAAGGAATCTTAGTGTTAGGGATGTTCACACCTTTTTGTTTAGCAATGATACCGTCGTTTTCAACTTCAACAACAAATTCACGCTTTGCAGCATCTTTTTCTACAACGCGAAGACCCAATTTACCATCATCAACCAATACTTGGTGTCCAACTTCAACGTCATCAAAGATGTCAAGCGCACCAGCAACGTTCAATGCGATAACGTCACGAGTTGATTTGATGCCTTGTTTTGTAGCAACGCGAATACGTTCACCAGTTTTGTATGAGTACTCTTTAGCTTCGCCTTCGAACAATTCAGTACGGATTTCTGGACCTTTAGTATCAAGAAGGAAACCAACTTTTTTACCAGCGATTTCTTCTGCACGTTTAACAGTCGCCATACGTTCACCTTGTTCTTGGTGGTCACCGTGTGAGAAGTTGAAACGGAAAGTGTTAGCGCCAGCTTCGATCAATTTAGCAATGTTTTGTGCTGAAGCTTCAACATCCAGTTTTTCAGCCCAGTATCCATCTTCACCAAATTTTTTACCACCACGGATTTCTACCGCAGGACCCAAAGTTGCAACGATTTTTACACGTTTGTTCATGATATATATGACTCCTTTTTAAATATATCTGTCTTTTTAAGACAAGGTTAACGAATTTATGAAATAAAATTAAATTGAAGACAAGCTACGGTTCAACTCGGCAAGACCAAGATCAGCTTTATGTGGATTGTTTACCACAATCTTACCATCTTCTGTCAAGCTAAAGAGGGCTCCTTCTTCTGCTTTACCAAGGATTGGGTTTTCCACCATTTTTTCATTACGGATACCAACGGCTACACCACCGATTCCTTGTTTCAACAATTTAACAGCGTGTGCTCCCATACGTGAAGCAAGAACACGGTCACGCGCTGTAGGTGAACCACCACGTTGGATGTGACCAAGCTCAGTCACACGAAGGTCACTTTCATCACCAGCTTCTTTCAACGCTTTACCAAATTCATCTGCAGACATCACGCCTTCAGCCAAGATAATGATGTTGTGGGTACGACCTTTTGCGTAACCTTCTTTGATGCTCTCAACAACTTCTTCGATCTTGAATCCTTCTTCAGGGATGATGATTTCATCTGCACCAGATGCAATCCCTGCCCAAAGAGCGATATCTCCAGCATTACGTCCCATAACTTCAATTACGAAAGTACGGTGGTGACTAGATGAAGTATCACGGATCTTATCGATCGCGTCCATTGCAGTTGTGACTGCCGTATCAAAACCAATTGTAAAGTCAGTTCCGACGATATCGTTGTCGATCGTACCAGGAAGACCCACAGCTGGGAATCCAAGCTCAGTCAAGCGCATCGCACCATGGTAAGAACCATCTCCACCAATAACGACAACACCTTCGATCCCGTGTTTCTTCAATTGCTCGATCCCTTTTAATTGACCTTCGCGTTGTGCGAATTCAGGGTAACGAGCTGAATGAAGGAAGGTACCACCACGGGAAATAATATCTCCAACAGATGAGGCGTCAAGGGGCTGAATTTTACCAGCAACCATTCCCGCATATCCATCATAGATACCGAAAACTTCCATTCCTTCTGAAATTGCTTGACGAACAACTGCACGGATGGCAGCATTCATACCAGGGGCATCTCCACCACTAGTTAAAACAGCAATACGTTTCATTTCGTTGTTTGCTCCTTTTTTTCTTTTACATTCTACGTAATTATAACACAAAGAAGACTAAAATTCTCGTATTTTTCGCAGTTTTTACCGATAAATCGTTTTCATAACGAGATTCTTTAATTCATCTTCCAATTCTTTGTTTTTCTGGACGGTATAGCCCTTCAATTGAAGAGTTTTTTTCTCGTCTTCATAGCGTAATATCACAGGATATGGGCCCGGATATTTTTTCAAGATAGAAAGAATCGTTTTATCCTGACGATGATCGAGCAACTGGATCCAGAATTTTTCATTGGTCGCTAGTTGTGCCTCTGCTAGAATCATCTGCAAGCGCCCATCACGCTCTTGTATCTTCCCTGTCAAGTAATAAAAGCCACCTTCTTTTATCAAGGAGGAAAATCGATTGTAGGTTTCAGGGAAAAGGGTCACATCCAATTTTTTCTTGGTATCACTGACTTGTAAGAAAGCCATGAGATCACCTGACTTGGTTCGAATGGTTCGAATGCTTTGTACCTCAATGAGAATGCGTACCTGCTCTCCTTGTATGAGTTGAGAAATTGGTTGGATCTCGTAGGGACTCGTTTGTCCAATCGCAACCAATGGGTGGGTACTGAGCCCGATGCCAATAATGGCCTCTTCCTTCTCATATTTTTCAGCTTGGCTAAAGTCCTCCGCTTCTGTCCAGGAATAGTTAGAATCCGCAAACAAACTGCCTAGCTCATCAGCAAAGACAAACAAATTCGGCAAATTGTGAAGCACCTTGCGTCTATTTTTTTCAAAAATATCAAACAATCCAAGCTCCACTAAAGGTGTTAACAGAGGTAATTTATGATACTGATTGGGGAGGCGTAAAATAAAATCTTCGACACTTTCAAAGGGACGATTATCAATGATCCAATACGCTAAATCTCTCGGGAGTCCCTTGATATTTTTCATTCCCAAGTAGATTTTTCGATCCTGGAACTTATCTCTGTAAGGGATGGTGTTGATGGATAATGGAGCGACTTTAAAATCAAACTGGAGAGCATCTGTCAGATAATCGCTGCTCGAGTAATTGAGCATGACATCAAAGAAAACATCTGGGTAATGGACCTTGAAATAGGCCATCTGAAAGGCCAAGGCAGAATAGGCATAGGCATGGGAACGGTTAAACCCATAGCCTGCAAATTTTTCCATGATCGCAAAGACCTCTTTAGCTTTTTCTTCCGTATGCCCAAGTTTAAGAGCACCTGCGACAAAATCGTCTTCCATCTTATGCATTTCAGCTGCATTCTTTTTGCCCATAGCCCGACGTAAAATATCGGCTTTCCCTAGACTAAAGCCTGCAAAACGCTGGGCAACCTGCATGACCTGCTCTTGGTAGAGCATGATCCCATAAGTGGGCCTTAAGATTTCTTCAATAGCTGGATCTAAAATCTCAACTTTTTCTTGGCCGTGCTTTCTTTTGACGAAATTATCAATGTAATCACTAGCCCCTGGACGATTGAGAGAGGTGGTCGCTACCACTTCTTCGAAATGATTGGGTCTCACTCGTCTCAAGAGGCGAATGGCTCCAGCCTGTTCAAATTGGAAAATCCCCTTGGTATCCCCAGCAGCAAACAAGGACAAGGTTTCTGGATCTTCTAAATCAATGGCTTCAATCACGATCTCTTCTTGGTACTTTTCATAGACGGCTTCCTTCATTTTCTGAACAAAGGTTAAATTTCGCAGACCCAAAAAGTCCATCTTCAACAGACCATTGGCTTCAACCGCATGGGCATCATACTGGGTGACAAACATGTCTTCTCCATACTTGAGAGGAATGTGATCCGTCAAATCCTGGTCACTCATCACAACCCCAGCCGCATGGATAGAGGTCTGCCTTGGTTGGCCTTCAATTCTTTTAGCAATTTCAAAGCCACGCTCAAATTCTGCTCGGCTATGAATCACTTGTCGAAAAGCTAGATTCTGTTCATAAGCTGTCGTCAGTGTATCCCTAAAGCCAATCCGCTTGGTAATGGAGGTCAATTCGTACTCTGGTACCCCAAAACGTTTAAAGACATCTCGAATGGCTTGTTTGGCCCCAAAGGTTGAAAAGGTCACGATCTGAGCTGCATGGTAACTCCCGTAACGGTCTCGCACATAGCGGATAAATTCTGGACGATAGATATCAGGAATATCAATATCAATATCCGGCATGGTGTAGCGCTCCACATTTAAAAAGCGCTCAAAGAGGAGGTTCTTCTCCACAGGGTCAATCCCTGTAATTCCTAATGCATAGGCTACCAGTGAGCCTACAGCAGACCCACGTCCCATTCCCATATAATAGCCTTGACTCCGTCCGAAACGAAGAAGGTCCCAGACAATCAAGAAATAGTCATCAAAGCCCATTTGGTGAATAATGTCTAATTCATGCTCCAGACGTTCTTGATAGACCGGACTAGTCAAGTTCTTTCGAAGGAGACCCGCTTGAGCTAATTCTCTGAGTTCCTCAACAGCTGGTTTCTGAGGATTGAAGCGAGGCAATTTCAACTGGGTATCAATGTCATATTGAATCCCTTGAACAAGGTTTTCCAGATTTGTGATAGCTTGCGGAAATCGCTCTGCAAAATCATTCTTTAAATCCTGAGGAGTTTTTAGGACTGTTGTCTGATCAATTGGCCCTGTTTCCGTCAAGCTTTGATTGTCCTTGATGGCTGCCAGCATCTGCATGGCTTCCACATCTCCCGCCTCAAAAAATCGAACGGTATGAAGAGGGAGCACAGGGTGGCTAAACTCTTGAACCGGCGTATCCGCAAAAACTCCGATGAAGTAATCTAGACCAAACGGCAAGTCTCCACTAGCAAAAGGCGCTGGGACAATAACTGCTACTCCTTCTGTTAGGTGCTTCACATCCTCCCAATTGCTCTTCCCCATCATTTTGACGGTCGACATCTTCATCAAATTTTGGTAGCCCTTCGTGGATAAGGCCATCATCCGAAACGGAATTGTTTCATTGTCTACTTCTAGTCCAATTTCTAAACCGACCAAGGGGCTGAGTTTTTGGGCCTGACAGGCTTCGATAAATTCATAGGCACCATACAAATTATCTACATCCATGATTCCCAATGCGTCATACCCCATACTTTTAGCCACTTGGACATACTCTTTTATGGTCACAAGGCTTTCCATAAAAGTATAGACTGATTTGGTATCTAGCTGTGCAATCACTTTTTCTCCTCCCTCACTTGTCTATTTTTGGGACTCTTTTTTGTACAAAAAAACACCACTGCTACACAATGATGTCTCAACAACGGAAGACATGGGATTCGAACCCACGCACGCTTTTACACGCCTACCGCGTTTCCAACACGGCCTCTTAAGCCTCTTGAGTAATCTTCCATGAATAAAAATATGGAGCCGGTGGGAGTTTCTAAAACTCAATTATATCGCTGTTTTTAGGTTTTAGGGTCTGTTTTAGGTACTGACTTCTAAAACTCCACAAGTTCATTGCTCACATTGTTAGTTTAGCATAGCTTCCAAGAAAGTTCAAGTTTTATTTTTTATCTCATACATAAAAGGAAGTTATTTAATAGGAAAAGATTTTTTTGATAGTTGTTGAGGTTATAACAGACATTCCTGAAATTTTCCATTATAACAGAAAAAACCCTCCATTTTGGAGGGTGAAAACTATGCTTTATTTTCTAGCGCTTGAACTCGTGAAACGATAGCAGCAAGCTCTTGTTTTGAAGCAAAAATGTTTTCTGCTTGATGGCCAGTGATGAATGAATCACCGCCATTTTTTAGTTTCTCATCTATCAGGGCATCAATTCCAAGTTCTAGATGCTTTTCCTTGATGTTGGTTGTCATCTGAGATTGAAGAGCGCTGTAGGTCACAAATGTTTGATACGATTGATCTGATGTCAAATAGTTTGTTAAGTCAACAACCTCTGGATGTGCTTGTGGTCTATTTTCCAGTGTTTCAATTCTCTTGATGATTTGGCTGTCGTTGTAAGGCTGAATTTGATGTGTGGCCATGTATGCAGCTATTTCTTCCTGAATGTTGACTTTATCAATTTCAACAATGTTGCTTATTTGATAATTTTCAATGGATTGAATTATATCAATTTTAGCACTCTTATCGCTAGGGAAGATGAAGCCATCACATTCAACCTCAACTTGATAGATGCCTGTAGGTAGAATTTTTTCAAGTTTGAACTGAATTTTAGAATTTTCTACAACAGTTTCAATTGTCTTCTTTCCTTTGGCATTTGCTATTTTGATCTTAGCGTTTTTTCCATCAAGAGAGCTGAATTTGTTGCCATCATAGTCTAATAATTCATATTCAAAGATGGATGAGGAGTCACCTTGCTTGATGACTTCCCCACCTTTTGTCTGTTTCAGATTAGTTGAATTTTTTCCGCTCATCTAAATCCTCTTATTCTACAAATCACAGAGATCTATTTAAAAGATCCAAAATCTGTGATGCGTTGCCCATTTTCAGATTGTCCTACTGCCACATATCTACGATTTCCAGAACCGCCAATGTATGTGATCCAAATATAGCCATCATTGTCAATCCATCCATCATAGTTGATTTCTTGACCTACACTATACACAGCTACAATCTCAGCTCCAAGACCGGCTTCAGCTCGTACATTTAGAGCAGATACTTCAACAGTGAATGTTCCTGTTTCTGGATTGAAGCCACTTGATTCAATTGTCAATGGTTCTGATGGTTCTGGCTGTTCGAATGCCACAGATGTGTCATCAGTTGGGAAATAGAACCATCCAACAATTCCATCAAAGTTGCGTGTATTGTATCGTGCAGGACCTCCAACATAGAGGGAATCAGCATTTCCATCAATGTTCTGTTCAATGGTTCTCATAGTGACTCCATCACTATCCTCAATCACAATTCCTGTGTGACCATAAGGATGGCCATACAGATAAGTTGTATCCATGACAAAGATGGCTCCTGCTCGTGGGTTGACTCCTACTGCATCATATACTACTTCATACCCTAACCCAGCGGCTGAATTAAGTAGGTCAATAGCATTTCCCCAGAGAGCTTTCCCGAAAAAGTTGATAGAAATTGAATTTGGTAAGTCAACACATTGGGTCCCGTACGCACCATCTGCATCGGCTCCAACACCTTGATTGGCCAAAGATTCTGAAAAACTTAAAATGTCATTTGTTGCTACCATTTTTGAACCTCATTTCTTCCATTGTTCATTGGCTTTCTTGACAGCAGCCTCAATGAATGTGTTTAATTGGTCATTGGTCAAATTGATGTTATATGCTTCTAGTCCCTCAATCAAGCTAGTTTTAGCATGCTCCATCTTATCCTTGCCGTGGATGTCCAATGTTCCTGCTACTTGTTCAGTGGCATGCACAGCGTTGTTTGCAAGGATTTCAGCCACTTCAAGAGCTTTCTTTCCTCCACGAGTCAAGAGATATTTTTTGACTGCCTGGACAACAATTCCAACCAAAATTACAAGAATACTCATTGCGCTAGTTGTTACGATATCAGTGATTTGATTCATTTTTTCTTTTCTCCTTTTTTGATTAGTTTACTAGGCTCTTCCAAGCCATCTTTTAACTGAAATTTCTCATGATCAATATTTTGTTTCACAAGGCGATCTAGGCCAGGAATTTCAACTCCCAGAGCTGAAAGGCTGGCAAGGATGCTGGAACCGTAGGCTGCCATCATTGCGACAATGAAGGCATCAACTACGGGTCCAAGATTCATGTATAGAGCGAATGGATAGCCAATGGCTGTGATTAAAATCATAGCTGTGTGACTTACTAGCCCTTTTCTCCATTTTCTACTTGAGAACTCATGATAGGCCCATGCTCTAGCCACCCCTAAAACGATATCTAGAGCCACAATGGCCATCAAGAGAAATACAATCATGTGTTCATCAATTCCGTGATCATAGAAGTCACGTACTACTTCAATAATTCCAAAAATTCCATCTGGTTCTTGATACATCAATCACACTCCCTTCAATTAGGATTCAGGATGTGCTACTGGTTGAGTTTCAAGATCTCCTGATGGCTTGTTTTGCTTCTCTTCTTTGGGAACTTCCCAATTGTAGATTGCCAGTTTCCCATTTTGGAGAAGTGGGCCTTTCAAGTCTTTGATGGATTCGCCATTGTAGGTGAAATCATAGTTGACTTGAACAAGAACACGTTTCCCTTCACTGAATTTTTCAGTGTGGTCTGGATCAATCAAGGTGAAGATGTCATGTTGCTTGTAGGTCTTGCCTACTTGAGCAACTTCCACAAGCTCAAGTGCTCGCTTGTAGAGAGTTGGATCAAGTGGATTATCTTGATTGGTCACAGCTACAAGGACAGACCAGTCAGCAAGAGCTTTGTTATTTTGGATTAGGACATCTTTCTTTTCGTTCTCTTGAGTGAGTTCTTGAATTTTCTGGATAGCGTTCTTATTGGCATCAACGGACTTGTCAAGCTCTTTCTTGAGCGCCACGATAGCGCCAGATGGATCCAATTCCATTCGGACAAGATTTAGAACAGCATCCACAAGGGCTGTCTCTTCATCTCCCATGCGGTTATTTGGAAGGGATTCTTCAAATACCCGGTAAGGGTAATCTTGCTTGATGGAAACCTTTGTGGCATTAGCTACTGGATCATAGGATTTGAACTGTACTTTATAATTCATTAAGCATTTACCTCATTTTTATTCTTAACTTCTTCAAATAGGTCCTTCAAATCTTTGTCAGATTCTAGGACAGAGCGATAGATTTCTAGCTCTTGTGTGAGCTGATCTAGTTTTTCTTGTAGGTAAGTACATCGAGCTTTAAACTCAATCTCTCCGAGTGTTTTGTCGCC